TCAGAATCAGTTGCGAAGATGGCGGGAATACATTCTTCTTTAGAAAAGTTTTCAGAATATGTTTTATAACAATCACCAACAGAAACTAATAAACCTGTTTTTAAAATATTCTTTCTCCATACTGGACTTGATTTATGATAAACAAACTTACTTGGTTCATAACTTTTCCCTGATGGGTCATAAAGTTCACTCAATCCCATCACTTCTTTTATTCTATGTATGTTTTCTTGTAGGTTCATGTGAACTACCCAACCACTAAAGATGGTTGGGCTTCTGAAATATAAATATTCAGAATTTTAAAAGTTTAATCCAATCGGCTAAAGACTGATGGGTTTTTCGGTGGATTTTATTTCTACATACATAATATAACCATTACGATATATATAACCATAATCTTTTATAAACATATTAAATTCCTCCGCAATTCTTGGAAATCTATCTGTGATGATACTTTCAATAACTTCTTTTTCACTCATATTCTCATACTGTGGTTTGTTATATACCGCATTCCAACAACTATCAACCCAACCCTCATAAAAAATAATAGTATCATCATCTAATTTATTTTGAATATATACTTGGTCATCATAACCATCCCAGTCATCTGTTAGTAAATCAAAATCAGGTTTTTCCTTATGGTAATCAGGATTCTCTTTTACTTTACTGAAAAACATATCAATAATCTCCATTCTTGTAATATCGGACATAGAACAAGATTTATATTTATCTTCCCCCATTTTTTGAAATCTATTTTCCTCATTAATTACCCCCATCATTTCTTTTATTCTAGTTATTTGTTCTTGTAGGTTCATTTGTGACTATTATAATGATGTTTAATTTCACGCAAATATTTTGATATTATAATATTTTTAATATCTTCTTCTAATTCATCTCTTAATTTAAGTATCTCTTGATAATCGTATATACCTAAATCACTAGTAAACTCCCTAGTTGTACTAAAAATAACTCTATTTAAATAATCATCAAAATCCTTAAATCTTTTAGGATCTAACCAATGATAACTTTGTGTTATGTGGGTATCTAATAAATCAAGTCTTCTTAGAATAAAATTAGACATTTTGGTTTTTTTATTTATAAGTCTTGATTCTTCCCTCAATATTTTTATTATTTTTTTTTTAATCATTTTCTATTAGTACAAACATAAATATTAAAAATTTTTGATTTAATTTGACATATGTAGAAAATTAAATTATAATTCAAAAACAAAAAAACAATTTTAAAATTATGGCGACAACAAGTTTAGATGCAATACTGTCTCAGTATGAAAAATCACAACAATCAACCAGTTCCAAAATGTCACAGGATGAAAGAATGAAAAAATATTTTGCGGCAATTTTGGGAGAAAAAGAAAAACAAGCTCAACGCAAATTAAGAATTCTTCCAACAAGTGATGGTTCTTCACCATTTAAAGAAGTTTGGTTTCATGAAGTCCAAATTGATGGAAAATGGCAAAAATTCTTTGATCCGGGAAAAAATGACAATGAACGTTCTCCATTAAATGAAGTATATGAAGAATTAATGTCAACAGGAAAAGAATCGGATAAAAAGTTGGCATCACAATATAGATCAAGGAAATTTTATATTGTTAAAGTTATTGATCGAGATAATGAATCTGATGGTGTTAAATTTTGGAGATTTAAACACAACTATAAAAATGAAGGTATTTTAGATAAAATTATTCCAATATTTCGATCTAAAGGTGATGTAACCGATACACAAAAAGGTAGAGATATTATTTTAGAACTTACAAAATCTAAAACACCAAGTGGAAATTATTATACAGTAATTCAAACAGTTATGTATGACGATCCATCTCCACTTCACGAAGATAAAGAAATTTCAAAATCTTGGATTGAAGATAAATTAACATGGGAAGATGTTTACTCTAAAAAACCTGTAGAATATCTTGAAGCAATTGCTCGCGGAGAAACCCCAAAATGGGATAGCGAAAAGAATGGTTATGTTTATAGTAATTCAGAAGAGTCTGAAAATACATTTGGTGGAAAAAAACAATCTTATGAAGATCCACAATTGAATTCAGAACCTGATGATGAAATGCCATTCTAAATCTAAACGAACATAGACATTATTATAGATATAGTGTCTATGTTCATTTTTTAAAAAAAAACTTAAATAATATGAATAAAGATAATCGTATAACACAAAAAATGTATGAAGCTTTGATTACGAAGTACAAAGCAGAAATGCTCGAATCTGAAGCCTCCCTACTAGTTTATTTTGACCATTCAGTTGGTATTGGAGAACATCCACAACACATTGAAGAAATGGATAAACTTGTAGAAAAAATTGCAAACGCAAAAGATAAATTAGAGACTTTAGAAGAATTTTTCAAGTACAATTAATATGGCTTTAAAGAAGAAAGAGTTCTCATTAGAGACAATAAAAAATAAGTATTCGACTAGTACGAAATACAAACCAGAGATGTATTACAACTGTGGTGAAGCCTTTATGGATGCTTGTGGATTACCCGGTCCAGCGGCGGGGGCAATCAACATGTTTTTAGGGCACACAAATTCTTCAAAAACGACGGCCTTAATATTAACAGCCGCTGATGCTCAAAAAAAGGGACACCTACCGGTTTTTATAATCACGGAAAGAAAGTGGAGTTGGTCTCACGCAGTTGAATTGGGAGTAAATGCTTATCAAAAAGAGGACGGAAGTTGGGATGGAGATTTTTTATTTAACGATTCGTTTGATTATATTGAACAGGCAACTGACTACATCAATGAATTGTTGGATATGCAAGAAGAAGGGACATTACCCTACAACTTAGTTTTTTTATTTGATAGTATCGGAAGTGTCCCATGTAAAATGACATTTGAGGGTCGTGGAGGTAAAATGGCAAACGCAAGTGTGTTAGCTGATAAAATTGGAATGGGGGTACATTCTAGGATAACAAAGTCGCGAAAAGAAGACTATCCTTTTTATAACACTATGGTTATTGTGAATCAACCATGGACCGATGTAGACATGACATCCCCTATGTCTCAACCAGAAATCCGCGCCAAAGGTGGTGAGGCCATTTGGTTGGCGTCATCATTAGTTTTCTTATTTGGTAAACAAAAAAAGGCGGGCATCAATCATATTGATGCAACCAAAAATGGGAGAAAAGTTTCATTTGCCATTAGAACAAGAATATCAATTTTGAAAAATCATATAACCGGTCTCGGCTATAAGGATGGTAAGATTCTGGCAGTTCATAATGGTTATATTTCAGACACTAAGGAGGCTCTTGATAAATATAAAAAAGAGTATTCAGATTATTGGGTTCAAAAATTGGGTGGTGGAGATTACAATATTGAAGAAAGTAATGATGATATTTTTGAAGAATAAAAAGTAACAAAATTGTTGAACCCTTTGAAAATTAATTTGTGAAAAAAACATTAATAATTGACGGCTTAAATTTATTTAAAATTGGGTATCACGGAGTTAAGGACTTTTATCATAACGGAAAACATATTGGTGGTATTTGGCATTTTTTAAACACAATAAGAAGATTCATTGAAGAACATAACTATGACAAAGTATTAGTTTTTTGGGATGGAAATGAAAACTCTCTAGCCCGAAAAACAATCTACCCGCAATACAAATATAGATCGGAACCTGAAAATCCTATCGAGGAAGAATCATTTAAAGAACAAAAGGAAAGGGTTAAACAATATCTTGAGGAAATGTTTATCCGTCAAATTAATGTTGATAAAAACGAAGCCGATGATTTAATTGCGTTTTATTGTCAAATTGCTGAAAATGAGAATATCACAATTTTTTCGGGGGATAGGGATCTAACTCAATTAATATCAAAAAATGTCTCAATCTATTCACCCAATACCAAAAAAACTTATAAATATGGAGATAAGGTTAAACTTAAAGAAATTGAAGTACCTCATCAAAATGTGAAATTGTGTAAGATTTTAATTGGTGATAAGTCCGATAATATTGATGGTATATATTATTTGGGTGAAAAAACATTGGTAAAATTATTTCCTGAGTTACTTGACAATCAAGTTAACTTGAACGATATTTTGATAAAGGCAGAAAACCTGTTAAAAGAAGATAAAGACAATTCTGTTTTAAAAAATCTTTTAACTGGCAAAACAAAAACAGGTATTTACGGAAACGAATTTTTTGAGATTAATGAAAAAATTATTGACTTATCAAAACCAATCATTACCGAAGAAGGTAAAAACATTGTACAACTTTATTACTCTGAAACATTAGATCCTGATGGTAGAGGTCATAGAAACATTATCAGAATGATGATGGAAGATGGTCTTTTCAAATACCTACCAAAGGGGGATAATACATGGGTAAATTTCCTTACACCATTTTTAAAACTAACTAGAAAAGAAAAAAGAAATTTTAAAACCAAATAATTTAATATGAAAGAACAAGAACTAGTAAAACTTGAATTTTTGATGAAAGTCAATGACAATTTTATCATCCAAAGATTCTTTAATGTAAGAAACTATAATCCTGATGCGAAAAATTCTATGGATTTATATTATTATATTAGGGATTTAATTAATCAATTTCAATATAAATTAAAAATGAGATCGGTTGTTTATTTATTGGATAATAATGACGAAATCACTTTTAATCCTGAAATTTTGAATACTTCGTTTATTGAAGGACCAGAACATTTTAGTATTATGATAAAGAAAAATAATGAGACAATTTGTCATAGAGTTTTTGATGCCAAAATTTATCCACCTAAGATAAGATACACTGTAGATATAAGAAATCAAATAAAATCTATATTGAATGATTTAACTGACATTTTTTCATCTGACGAATTGTCATATGATTATCTTGAATATAATACTCAAGTATAATATTTAATAATATGGGTAATAAAAATTTTGAGTATTTAGGAAACAATTTTCAACTACAATTATTGAATCAAATAATTGTGGATAAAGAGTTTGGTAGAACTATAATTCAGGTAATAGATACTAATTATTTTGACAATAAGTATTTTAAATTAATTGTCCAAATGATTAAAGAATATTATAAAAAATATGAACATGTTCCAACCTATGAAACAATTGAACAAATTTCAAAATCAGAAATCCAACAAGAACTTGCGTTAAAAATAATTTTAGATACCCTTGCTAAAATAAAATCTGCGCCTATTGATGGTTCTTTATTTGTTCAAGAAAAAGCTTTAAAATTCTGTAAACAACAAGAATTACAAAAAGCAATAACCAAAGCCCAAAAAGTAATTGATGGCGGTGAGTTTGAAAACTATGATCAGTTAGAAGAATTGGTACGTGAAGCATTACAAGTTGGAACAAGGGATGATTTAATGTTGGACGTGTTTTCAAACCTCGATGAAGTTTTAAATGAGGATTTTCGTCACCCAATTCCTATTGGAGTTCCTGGAATCGACAGGTTATTAAAAGGTGGTTTGGCCAAAGGTGAAATTGGTGTTATACTCGCACCAACAGGTGCCGGAAAATCAACTTTCTTAACTAAAATTGCCAATCATTCTTTTAATTTGGGATATAACGTACTACAAATATTCTTTGAGGATAACCCAAAAATTATCCAAAGAAAACATTTTACGCTTTGGACAAAAACTCATCCTGATGAAATGAGTTTTAAAAAAGAAGAAGTTATAAGTAAGGTTAGGGAAATTGAGGAAAAAATGACAAATCGTTTGATTTTGGAAAAACTACCATCAGATACCATGACAATTACACAAATCAAAAATTTAATTAGAAAAAAGGTGGCTGATGGAATAAAAATAGATATGGTTTTATTAGACTATATTGATTGTGTTGTACCTGAGAAAAATTTGGGTGATGAATGGAAATCGGAAGGATCGGTAATGAGGGCGTTCGAAGCTATGTGTCACGAAATGAATTTGGTAGGATGGACTGCAACTCAAGGCAATCGATCAAGCATCTCATCGGAAGTTGTAACGACAGATCAAATGGGTGGATCAATAAAGAAAGCTCAAGTTGGACACGTTATTATTTCCGTGGCTAAAACACTACAACAAAAAGAAATGAAATTGGCAACAATTGCAATAACCAAATCTCGTATTGGTGATGATGGTATTGTATTTGAAAACTGTAAATTTGATAATTCTATGTTAGAAATTGATGTTGAAAGTTCTGTAACATTCTTAGGTCTTGAAGATAAAAAAGAAGAACAAAACAGACAAAGAATTAAAGATTTACTAGAAAAAAGAAAACAAAGAGAAGAAAATAATAATTAACTATGGAGAAAATTTTAAATACAAATCCGGATAGATTCGTCATTTTTCCGATTCAACATAATGATATATGGGAATTTTATAAAATGCATCAAGCGGCATTTTGGACGGCAGAAGAAATTGATTTAACCAATGATATAAAAGATTGGGATAAATTGTCTAATAATGAAAAATATTTCATAAAAAATGTTTTATCATTTTTTGCCGCATCTGACGGGATTGTTAACGAGAATTTGGCCGAAAATTTTTATAGAGAAGTTCAATATCCTGAAGCAAAGTTTTTTTATGGATTTCAATTAATGATGGAAAATATTCATTCATTAATGTATTCATTATTGATCGACACGTATATCTCAAATCCAAAAGAAAAAGACGAATGTTTTCATGCGATAGACAGATTACCGGCAGTACAAAAAAAGGCCAAATGGGCGCTGAATTGGATTCAAAATGCTTCATTTCAAGAACGTTTGGTCGCATTTGCTGCGGTTGAAGGTATATTTTTTTCTGGTTCTTTTTGCTCTATTTTTTGGTTAAAATCAAGAGGTATTATGCAAGGTTTGTGTAACGCCAATGCTCTTATTTTCAAGGATGAAAATTTACACTGTGATTTTGCAATACATTTGTTAAATAAACATGTTGAAGAAAAACCAAGTGAATCCAAGATTAAAGAAATACTTTTATCGGCACTTGAAATAGAAAAAGAGTTTATTACTGAATCATTACCCGTATCTTTAATTGGTATGAATCAAAATTTAATGAAACAATATCTAGAATTTGTTGTTGATGGGTTATTAGTTAAATTAGGTTGCTCAAAACAATTTGGTGTTGAACAACCATTTAAATTTATGGAACAAATTGCGGTTGAAACAAAAGGTAATTTCTTTGAATCAAGAACCGTTGAATATCAAAAAGCTAAATTAAACGAAACACTTACGTTTACGGAAGATTTTTAAATAATTACTATGTCACTTATTATTAAAAAAAGAAATGGTGAGGATGTTTCCTTTAACCCACAGAAAATCTATCAAAGAATTAAAAAATCCTCTAAAGGATTAAACGTTAATTCAGACGAAATTTTTATAAAAGTCATTACTTCAGTTCCAACTGAAGGTAATATTACAACAAAAGAACTAGATAGACTTATTTACGAGATTTCGGCCGCTTACACTGGAAGTCATCATGACTATTCAAGATTGGCGTCAAGAATTGCTATATCGTCATATCAAAAGGAAACAAATCCAAGTTTTTATGATACTATGATGGAATTACATCGTAGTGGAATTCTTAATGATGAATTCATTGATATTATAGTTCTTTATGGTAAAGAAAAGATTGATGAGGTGATTAATCACGAAAATGATTACAATTTTGATTATTTTGCTTGGAGATCATTACAAGAAATGTATCTTTTAAAATTACCAAACGGTAAAGTTATTGAAAGACCTCAACATATGTATATGAGAGTTGCTATTTGGACGACTAAGACATTTGAAGAGGCTATTGATTATTATAACTCATTATCTAATCAGTTAATTTCACCGGCAACACCAATAATGATTAATTCAGGAACAAAGGTTCCGCAATTAGCATCTTGCGTGTTACATTATAATAACTCAGATTCAAGAGAAGGATTATTAGATACTCTAAATGATATATCAACATATTCATCAGATGCCGCAGGTATTGGGTTATCTATTTCAAATATAAGAAGTAAGGAGAGTAGAATTTCAACATCAGGAGGTTTTGCTGGAGGTCTATTAAAATACCTCAAAATAGTTAACGAATCTTTAAGATTCTTTAATCAACAAGGTAGAAGACCTGGAAGTGCGGCAATTTACTTAGAACCTTGGCATAAAGATATTTTTGATTTGTTAGATATTAAGAAAAATACGGGTGCCGAAGAATTAAGAGCGAGAGATTTATTTACCGCGCTTTGGATTCCTGATAACTTTATGAGAGCGGTTAAAGATAATTCTGATTGGTATTTGTTTTGTCCTAATGACATTAAAAAGGCTGGTATAAAACCACTACAAGAATGTTATGGTAAAGAATATGAAGAAAACTACGATAAAGCGGTTTCTATGGGATTGGGTAAGAAAGTTAAGGCTCAGGATGTTTGGTCTAAGGTAATCGAATCACAAGTAGAAACAGGGGTACCTTATTTATGTTCTAAAGATAACGCTAATAATAAAACTAATCATCAAAATATTGGAGTAATTAAACAATCCAATCTATGTTCTGAAATTTTTCAAGTGACTGATGAGTCAACCACGGCGATCTGCACCTTATCATCAATGATTTTAAAAAACTTTATTATTGATGGAGAATTTAATTTTAAATTACTTTATAATGAAACAAAAAAAGTTGTTAGATCTCTGAATAAAGTAATTGATATCAACAACTACTCAACAAAAAAAGGTAAAAAAGGTGGTCTTGAACAAAGAGCAATTGCGATTGGAATTCAAGGGTTGGCTGACGTATTCTACATTATGGATTACAAATTCACTTCAGATGACGCCCGCAAATTAAACAAAGAAATATTTGAAACAATCTACTTTGCGGCAATTAGTGAAAGTTGTTCTTTGTGTAAATCAGGAGAATATGAACCATATACCTATTTTAACGGTTCGCCAATGTCAGAAGGAATTTTCCAATTTGATATGTGGGGATTAAAAGAAGAAAATTTATCAGGAATGTGGAATTGGAGTTCTTTAAAAGAAGAGGTTAAAGATTATGGTGTATGTAACTCTTTATTCACAGCACAAATGCCCGTAGCCAGTTCGGCAAAAATTACCGGTTCATACGAAATGACAGAACCAGCTCATTCAGCTATTTTTAATCGTAGAGTTGTTGGTGGTGAAATTATGATTGTAAACAAATATTTAATCAATGATTTTGAAAAACTTGGTATTTGGTGCGAAGATTTAAAAAATGAAATTATTATGAACGAAGGTTCAATACAAAATATAAATTTCAACAATTATTTAGACCCCGAAGAAAAAAATTATCAAAAAAAGGTAAAACGAGTTGAATTTTTAATTACAAAATATAAAACAATTTGGGAAATATCACAAAAAGAATTAATAGAAATGGCCGCAGAAAGAGCACCATTTATTGATCAGTCACAATCAATGAATATTTATATGTCAAATCCAACCTTATCAAGAATAACGTCTTCACATTTTTATTCTTGGGAAAAAGGTTTAAAAACACTCTGTTATTATGTTAGAACAAAGGCCATTTCAACAGGTGCTAAACATTTAGCTGTTGACATATCTAAAATAGAGAAACCAAGGATAACACCTGAACCACCAAAAGTAGATTTAATTTTAGATAAACCAACAGATTCACCATTTGAATGTTTTGGATGTTCTTCTTAAAAATAATATATGCCTGTATTAAATCATAATATTGAAAATTTTAAATGTTTGGTCAGAGTTTCTCATTTTACAAAAAAACCTGAAGACGTTAATAAGTTTCATAAAGCTTATGCTTTTGCGATACAATCAGTTTCGGGAAAAATATTAACGTTTCACGTAATGACTGATTATGGTATGTTAAGATCAAGAGTTCCGATTTCTGAAATATTCATGAACGAACCAAAAAAAGATATACCCTATCATTTCAAACAACTATGGGATTGTTTTTCCGAAAATGTTTCTGTAACTACTTATAACTTTCTTTATGAAAAAAAATGTCAAGTTATTTTAAAAGATGGTAATAAAATTTGGGCCGCTTATTTAACTACTGTTGACTGGTATAGAAATCCTTATTCTGACGAACCTTCAGATTATAAATGTGGTCATATTTTAATTGCCGATGATGGTTATTTATTATGTCAACCAAACAATAGAATATATTGGAAAGATTCCAATTGGGTTACAAATAAATTTCCAATAGAACCAAAACAAATTATGGTTGATACCGAATTACATTCCGTTGAAACATTGTCAGATAAATGGATTTCTGAGAACACAGATAGTTTTTATTACGAAATAAAAAAAACTTTCTAGTTTATGTATATTTATTTACATAATGGCGAACGGAACTACTTACGGAATAAATTTTCCATTTAGAGATTCAGTATTTGGTGATTATTTTGATCTTTCAGAAACAAACAATGAAGAAGTTAGAAGTAATCTAATTCATTTATTATTGACTAGAAAAGGAACAAGATATTTTTTACCAAATTTTGGGACTAGATTATATGAATATATATTTGAACCTATGGATGGTCCAACATTTTCTGAAATACAGGGAGAAATAAGGGAATCTGTACAAGAATTTATACCAAATTTAACGATAACAAACATTTCTGTAACTGACGCTTCGTCAGGGGAAGAAAATAAGGGGAGTTTTATTACAGAAGATGACACCAAGGTATTTAGAGTATCAAACATTTCTCAATTGGAACATACCGCAAAAATTAGAATAGACTATACAATTTCAGATGATGTATTTGATCAAAGTGATTTTGTAATAATTAATATATAATCATGGCAAATAAAAAAATATCATATACAACAAGAGATTTTCAACAGGTTAGGACTGAGTTAATTAATTTTACAAAGACTTATTATCCTGATATAATACAAAATTTTAATGATGCGTCAATATTTTCCGCATTAATTGATTTAAACGCTGCGGTAACCGATAATTTACAATTCAATATTGATAGAAGTATTCAAGAAACTGTTTTACAATATGCACAACAAAGATCTTCAATATACAATATAGCGAGAACTTATGGTCTTAAAATACCCGGACAAAGACCATCTGTGGCTTTATGTGATTTTTCAATAGTGGTTCCTGTTTTTGGTGATAAAGAAGATTTAAGATATTGTGGTATATTGAGGAGAGGTTCCCAAGTAAATGGTGGAGGACAAATATTTGAAACTGTTAATGATATTGACTTTGCTTCACCAACAAATTCGGAAGGTTTCCCAAATCGGGTTAAAATACCTAATTTTGATACAAACGACAAATTATTAAGTTACACTATTATTAAAAGGGAAACTGTAGTTAATGGAACTACTAAAGTATTTAAAAAAGTTATAACCGCTAACGATGTAAGACCTTTTTATGAGTTATTTTTACCCGAAAAAAATGTATTAGGGGTTACTAGTGTTATATTAAAAGATGGAACGCAATATGCAAATGTTCCAACAGTACAAGAATTTTTAGGTTTAGAAAATCGTTGGTATGAAGTTAAAGCTTTGATTGAGGATAGAGTTTTTATAGAGGATCCTACCAAACCATCAGACACACCATCAATAAAAGTTGGAAAATATGTATTAGTTACTAATAAATTTATTACAGAGTTTACACCCGAAGGATTTTTAAAAATGACTTTTGGTGGGGGTAACCAATCTTCAGAAGAACAATTAAGAGAGTTTGCTAAAAATGGATTTAAACTTGACCTATACAAGTATTCAAATAATTTAGCTTTAGGAAGTAGTCTTAAAGCAAACTCAACACTTTTTATACAATATCGAACAGGAGGTGGTATAAGTAGTAATGTTGGAGTTGGTGTAATAAATCAACTAGGTACAATATTTTTCTTTGTAAATGGTCCTTCAACTGCCACAAATACTACAGTAATTAATTCTTTAAGATGTAATAATGTAACCGCGGCTATAGGTGGGGCAAACTTTCCTACAATTGAAGAAGTTAGAAACTTAGTAGCATTTAATTTCGCAGCACAAAATAGAGCGGTTACAGTCAACGATTATAATTCATTAATTAGGACAATGCCATCTCAATTTGGGGCTCCGGCAAAAGTAACAATTACCGAAGAAAATAATAAAATAAAAATAAAAATGTTATCTTATGATGAAAACGGCGATTTAACAGAGGTTGTTTCTAATACTTTAAAAAGTAATGTTGCAAATTATTTATCGAATTATAGAATGATAAATGACTATATTTCTATAGAAAATGGAAGTGTTATTGATTTAGGTTTTATAATTGACGTAGTTTTAGATTCAACACAAAATCAAGGATCGGTTATTTCACAAATAATTAATATAGTTTCAGATTATTTTGATCCATTAAATTTACAAATGGGAGAAAATGTGAATATATCAGAAATAAGAAGGTTAATACAGAGTGAAAATGGTGTAATATCTTTGTCAAATATTTCAGTTTTTAATAAAATAGGTGGACAGTACTCATCATCACAAACATCACAAAGATATTCTAATTCTGAAACAAAAGAAATTGAATTAATTGATGATACAATTTTTTCAGAACCAAGTCAAATATATCAAATAAGATTTCCAAATAAAGACATAAACGTAAGAGTTAAAAATCTTAAAACGGTTAATTTTTCATAGTATTTAATGAATAAAAAAACAGAATCTTCAGTTAAGGTAGAAAAATTAATTGAGAAAATTATTAATGCTAACAACGAATATGAATATTTTGAACCGGTTGGACGGGGCCGCAATCGTTTGGTTAAAGTTAAATTGAAATTTGATAAAAAAACCAATATTGATGAAATTGATGATGAATTTATTGAAATAAATAATAAAATTTTTGGTTTATCAAACAGAATACCATATGGAACTAAATACTATGGTACAATTTATTTAAAAATAGTAGAAATAAAATATGTCGATGAAAATGGAAAATTTGTACATTTAAGTCTAAACGACTCTCTTTTTGATAGAGATTCGGATTTACGTGATATATCAGTTGATATAATAGATGTTTTAGAGAAATGGTTAGATAGAGATGTATTTTATTTTGATATTGATTTCTCACAATAATCTATTAAATATAAATTATGAATTCTTATAGGATAAAAACAAATGTAGGTATAGATAAATCTATTAAAGTACAAATAGATCAAGATTTTGAATTTTTAGAAATTTTATCCCTTAAATTATTACAAAGTCAAGTATATACCAGACAATGTTCAGATTATGGCGTTGTAGTTGGTAGAGTATCAATAAATAATGGTTTTGGATTACCTAATTGTAAAGTTTCAATTTTTGTACCACTAACTAATGAGGATGAATTAAATCCATTAATATCGGATCTATATCCTTATAAAAGATTGGACGATATAAATGAAGATGGTTATAGATATAATCTTTTACCCTATGAAAAATCATATAGTTCTCATAGTCCTACAGGCACTTTTTTTAGTAGAGAAGATATTTTATTGGATCAAACATTAATTGAGGTATATGAAAAATACTATAAATTAAATGCTGTTACTAATGAAAGTGGTGATTTTATGATTTTTGGAGTTCCTTTAGGACCTCAAACTATTCATTTAGATTTAGATTTATCCGATATTGGTGAATTTTCTTTAACTCCGCAAGATTTGATAAGGACAGGATTGGCTACGGAAATTCAAGTTTCAGGGACAAAATTTAAAACATCAAGTAACTTAAACTCACTACCACAAATTGTAACTATTAATAAAATAGTTGAAGTAGATCCTTTTTGGGGTGAAGAAGATATTTGTAATTTGGGTATTACAAGGGTTGATTTTGATCTATCTTCAGAATTGAATATTACAATCGAACCTACAGCAACATTTATGGGTTCATTGATTACCTCAAATGATGATTATTTTCTCAAAAAAAATTGTAAACCAAGAAATAAACTTGGAGATTTGTGTCAATTAAATGTTGGTCCTGGTGAAATATTGGCGATCAGACAAACAATTAATTTAGATAGTGAAGGTAGACCAATATTAGAACAATATGTTTTGGATGAATCAGGTCAAGTTATTGATGAAAATGGCACTTGGGTTGTTGACCTTCCTATGAATTTGGACTATGTGGTTACGAATGAATTTGGAGAAAGAGTACTATCTAATGATCCAAAAGTAGGAGTCCCAACAAGGGCAAAATATAGATTTAAAATAAAGTATAATCAATCACCATCATTGAGTGAATCAACAAAAAGAGGTTATTTTTTAGTTCCAAATGTTAAAGAGTGGGGATGGGTGGATACAGACGACGACCCTTTTAATGATGGCGGAGCAAACGAAGAGGCGGTTACAAAGTCTTATGCGTTTAGTTTGGATTGGGCTGATTATGGAAACACGGGAACTACTTTAGGCCAAAAAATGATTCAAGAAGCTATTAGTTGTGAAGATAGATTTTATCCTATGACCTATAATAAGGTTTATACTGTTTCACAAATGATAGATTTTTTTAGATATGGTTATAATCCACAAAAAGGTACTATAATTAAAAATATTTTAGACTCAGAATGTGAAAGCGAAACAAATAAATTTCCAACTAATGACTCGTTTCAAAGGTTTGATTTTTTATATTTTATATTTTCTTTTTTTATTTTCATATTTAAACCGATTTTATATCTTGTAATAACTTTAGTTCATATTTTAGGTTTTCTTTTAAAATTTATTTTAGGCCCAATAATTGCTCTATTAATTTTTTCATTACTACCTTTATTATTCACTATTTGTCTTATAGTAAGTGTTTTTAGTAAAAAAATAACCGCAAAAGATTGTGCAACCACATTTAATCCAGGAGTGGCTTTGCAGGCGCTTAATCTTTGGAAAAAATTTACAAATATACAAGTTCCTAATTTATCCTATCCTGATTGTGAATTTTGTTCTTGTAAAGAAGGACAACAAGTTGGTGATGGTGGAGATTCTAACCCATTGAATGAAGAAACAGACGCGGCTATAGAAGAATATGGTGCATATAGTTATTTAAGTTTATTAACAGAGCCAAGTTCTTATACGTATGATGATCCTATTGGTTTTATAATGGCGGGAGAACCCGACAGAGCTCCACAAATTTACGGCCAAAATGGAGATGTTGGTAGTGGTATTACTCAATTTTTTTCAACCAGTTTAACATTAGCGGAAAGAATAAATCTATTTAACACAAAGGCAAAATATTTCGATGATACTTTCAGTTTCAATCCTGGAGGTGCAGTGAACAGAATTAGAGTACAATTTAATGTTGATCAAAATCCTGGTAAACATCACTATGATAACACTGTTGTGGTTTTATGCAGAAATTGGGTTTTAGATAAACTCACACCCGGCACTATTGTAACATTCCAAGAATGTAGTAAATCAAAAGATTTGAATATTAAGAGTGCTACAACAAATGTTTATGGGACTAACTCAATAACAGGTACTCCTATAAATTTAGCTAATAATGTAACTATACAATATGCTAATCCAAGTGGATTAGGTAATACAAGTGTTGTATATTATATTACAGGATCTACCGAAGACGCTTTGTATGCAAAATACCCTATTGATATAGAGTATTTTCAAGTAGTCACCGCAATGACTTATAATAATTATAAAAGTTTACAAGGTAATACAAATCCATTACCATATACATTATATAAAAGATTTTTAAATAATGATATTGAATTTTATGCTGTAACAAATGTTGGACTATATTTGGAATCTAATGTATATCCTATACCTTTAGACAACTTTGAAGATCCGATAGATAAAAAAACTGGAGATGATCAAGTGGTTGTTTTTTTGGTTAGAGGAGTTGATCCATACTCAACAAGAACTAAAGTTTCATATGATCTTAGTTTATTATTTGGTTATAATGAAGATTCTGGTAGTGTTGTAGTAACTGGCGATTACAAATTAAACATACCAATACAAGGAGGAGTGACACAGACACAACCTTTTGATTCTTATAAAGCCGTAGAACATGACTTGATCCAGAATAATTTTCCAGATTCTACTGGAAAATATCTTTATTATCCATCTTTTCATTTTGAACTTTCACCACAACAATTTAGTGGATTCACTTCAGATTTACCATATTATTATTCTTGTTTACGTAATGATTTAAATACTTTTCAACCACTTTTAAATGACTCACAATATGATTTGGAAGATGTAGCTGGTGGTTTTAATGGGGTAGTTATTACCGCAATTGAACAACCTAACGCACCGAAAAATAGATTTCTATATGAAATAGATATTAATAGTACAATAACTTTTAATATTTCACCGAATCCTTATAGGAATTATTTACAAAATGAAATAGTTGATGGGGGGTCTTTTATGTATATGGAAATAAATCCAGTAATACTTGGTATACCAAAAATCACATCCATCTATTACGCCCCTTCTTACAAAAGTATATCAAATACAATTATTCCTTTACCCGAAATAGATTTTAGTTTTGCGGCAACTAGTAAAAGAATTATAATGAGGTCAGACAGTTTACCAACTTCAACTGAAGAAACATTATTTGGACGAAATAGTTATGCCTTACAAAATAACCAAAAATTAAGTTTTTTTATTGTAGATGATAATGGTTGTAGTCAAAATTTAGGTACAACATTAGATACACCCAATTTTAACGGACCTAGTGACGCACTAACAGGAGAAACACCTTTGGTTGGAAGTACTATATTACAATCATTTGAATGTGGAAATATGGTGCCATTAGGGTGTTATGATACCTCAGATAGTACTACTTGTCCAGGAACTTCTGAATTAATTATTTTGCCTGAAGATGATAAATGTTGGGGTAATGGGACTGGAGATGATGAAAAAATAATGGTAAACGGATGTTATGTTTTTGTTACAAATTTATTATTATCTTTACCTAAAGATTTAGTATTATTAACCGAATGGACATCTAGAGTACAAATAACTTTTGCGGCTTGCAGGAATATATGGTCACATATATTCACCAATAATTGGATTAATGGTACTTTGTTTGCTTACGCAATAAAAAATAAAGTTTTATTTACTTCACCGACAAGTCAAAACCCAAATCAAGCTTCTTCAAATTACTGTACTAAAACAGTAATATTACACCCACCAACTAATAATTTTTATTATAGAAGCAGCCCATATAAAGATGGTGTTGGTTTCATTGGAGCTGAAAGAATAAAGGACTTTTTTAATTCTTTGAGTATTGATTATGGTGGTAATAAATTGAATTTAAAAACACCAACAACCATTTTGGACATGGGGCCAAAAGTAGATTATTTACAAGAAATTATTTTTTCTGATGAATATGATGGTTATATAATGAATAAATTAAAATCAACCACATTTAATGACGTAAGTGAAATTTTAAATCTTTTAATAATTTCAAGACTATCTAGTAAAAGTTTTATTGGTTTACTAATTGGTGGTGGTAATGTTGGACAGTTTTTTAGTAGGGGGATTAAAAGAGTTGATGCTGATTATGCGCAAATGATATCAATAAGTTCTGAGTTAGGAATACAGTCTTTTGAAGCCGAAGATTATCCTGATAATCCTGGTTGTGAACAAGATCCAATTTATTATAATGGCGCAAATGCTCAAAAAGGTGTTATGGGAATATTTTTCTCATCGGACACTCAATTAAGAGATTTTGTAACACCAAAAAGAACAATAATTAGCCCAAATGTTGAGATAACCGATGATTGTGCTTTCAGCAATTTTAATGTTTTTTCTCAAGAAGTACCATTTTATCAATGGGAAATAAAAGAGGAAGACCCCGATAGTGATAGTATTTTTGGATCACAAAAAAATGAGTGGTATACGGAGTATATTACAAGTCCAATTTTCTTTAGCGAAAGATATCAATCTTTGGATAGACTATTACAAAGTTCAAGATATTTTAGAACTGATACATCAAATATAACAAAATATTTTAAAGGTTATATATATTCAGTTAATCCAGACGGGACTTTATCCGCAGAGGTTGGAACAATTGCTCAAAATAGTTCTCCTCTTGGGCGAGTTATAACAGTTGGGGCTCCTTTCCATTTTTATTTTGGTTTGAGGTCTGGAAAATCGGCATTTGATAGATTTGCAAAAAAATACCTTGATTTTGAAAACATAATTGATTAAATGAGTTACGAAAACATATCAATATTATTGGGTTCTTTACGATATAAATCGGCACCAAATGTTGATTTTTCTTTAAAAGTCCCTTTTTATCAAAACAATAAAGAAATTATTGAGTTTGAACGAAATATTGATGTTAATTTAGAACAAGTATATTTTGATGAAAGACAAAAATCCACAAAATTTAGACCAACAAGTAAATTTCAGATTATTTTTAAGAATTCATATTCAGGTTATACAGATTATAAACCATTTAGAAATAATTTATATTATTTAGATTCACAAAATAATGCTAAACTTTCTTGTGAAAATGGTGTTGATAACGTTAATTGGGTGGGTTTACCACAATATAATGAGTTTGATTTTATCAGGACGGATAATAACTTGCCCGGATATACCCAACAACCAAATCAACATTTAATTTTTGAATCAGAAAGCGCTTCAACATATAATTGGAATTTTTTCTTAAGTTATCCTTATAGTTCTACTACGGCACAAACTATGCAAGTCTTTTTTAAAGATGACCCGTCTACAGTTTTTACATGGAATTGTTCTGACGGATTACCATTCATAATTAAAAGAACTGTAATTGGGGGTAACAAATTAATTTCATTTAAATGTCCTGTAAAACATGGATTGTATTTGAATGATTTTGTTGAGTTAAGCATTTCATATGATTCTAAAAATATATTTAAAATATATTCATTTGGATTAGAGGAATATGGAAATGAAGAATTTGTTTTTAATTTATATGATGTTGGATATACCGGTAATACATTTGACGATTTAACAAAGGGGACTTTTAAAAGGGTTATTGATGATCAAAATGTTGAGGCGACAAAATCTAATTATTATGTAAAAAAACATAAAATATTAACAGATGTAAATGATGCGGTTCTTGTTAAAGCAGGATTTGAATTAAATATTTTTGGTAAAAAAAGTAAATATGAAAGTTCGGCATACACACCAAATAAAATTTCAAGAATTTCAACAAAAGAGGATTCAAAATCATATACTCTAACTTTTAACACCGACTTGGATATCAACGGGTTGTTAGATAATCAAAAAAGACCATTAACCGAAATATTTTACACTGTTTTATGGAAAGGTTATTTTGGTTGGACAAATGGATTAAAAAAAGGATGGAATTTTAATTTACCCCTTAATCCCACAACCAATTTGCCCAATTCTTGGTGGGCAAACCCTAATTCAAATACAAATTTTACTATTAATACTTGGAATAATCCACCAAACACAGAAACATTTAAATATGTTGAATCCTTAAAAAAAGGAGATGTTATTGATGGCGATTATTGCGAATGGAATAGTGTTTCTCAAAATGAAAGAGTAATATCAAATCTTTTTTATAAATTTACATTTAATCCTTTAGTTTTTAATAATAGTAATACTGATTTTGGTTATTATTATCAAACACATTATCCATTAACTATAAGAGTTTTTTCAAATTATATAGAAACAGGAACTCGAGCAGAAGTTGAGGGTATTCCAGATTATGCGCAGTTTTCAAAACTTAATAATGAATTTTTATGGAGAGATATTTATGAATATGGTTATTTTGACGAATCAAATCGGGGGGTAAATTATCCCTTTTTAAACGGTCAACATTATCCATATAAAGATATTACATTTAGAATTATACCTGAAGGTAGTAATTATACAGAAATAAATGTAATATTCGAACCAATAATAGATTTTTGTGAATAGTTTTAAAACTACACTACCATTAGCTAATGACAAATACATTAATATTCCATTTGAAATAAAATGGGATTTTTACGGTAGGGACGATAGTATCGATCAATATCAAGAAAAAGTAGTAGAAGAAATTATTGGAGTTCCAAAAGATTTTGAGATACTTAGATTTAGTCATGAAAAATGGGATTCAGGATTACAACAAACAAATGGGGACACTATTTTTAAAACCCAAATAGATTATAACTTTTATTTTTTTAGTGGAAATCCAAATAGTGTTACAGCAGCGACCTCGAACAATTGGGTAACCAGTTATTTAGATAATAGTTATTCTGGTTTTTTACCAACTCAACTTTACTACTATAATAAACAATTCACTAAATCTTTTTTTAAATTAGATTTTTATGATACTAATACAGGTGCAACACAAACAAATTACATAACGGTAATTTTACCTGTACAACAGGGTGGTGTTGAAAAAACATCAATAAGTCAATATTTAAACAACATAGATGTTAAAAAACCAACATTTTTATTAGATTTTGTTGGGGCAAATAAAGAAGGATTTTTTATTTATTGGTTAAGAAAAAAAAATTTTATCAACATAGATACTTTTTATGTGTCTGCAAAGTTTTTTGATGCAAGAGTTGGGGAATTCATAAGAATGATGGTTGTGCCACAATCTATTTTACCAACAAACAAAAAATTCTCTTTTAATGAAAGCAATTTTTTTTATTATAAAGTTGTTTTTGATTATGATAAAAAAACATATAGATATTATTCCGCAACCGATACAAATAACACTAATAGATTAGGTGATGGAACACCCATATATTGGTATGAATATGTTAATCCAAGTTAAATGAACGAAAGAATTAGACATATAAAAATTTCACCGGAGTTTATAAAAAATAAAATTTTTAAAGTAACTTATAATGCTGGTGAAGAAACCACAGTAATTAAAGATGAGTGTTGTGATACAACCACATCAACCACTGTTAATTTAACTGGAACAGCATATGTATATTCTTCCATGACTCAATTATTGAGTGGTGGAACAAATGGAACATCCTTACTTACTGGCTTAACTATTCCATTTGTACTATCTGAAAATTATGTAGATATAGGTTATTATTCTGTATTTGATGGGTTTATTTTACAAAAAGAAGTTATGAACAACTTCATTTTTTCTGCCAAAACACCAACAACATATTATTTTTATAATACCTCAGATCAAGAATTTAAAAAATATTTGGAATTTTCTAATTACATGATAGATTGGGGGGACGGTAGCCCACTACAATCTTTTGATAATAGGGCTCCAAATTATTACCAACACACCTATATTCAGCCAAGCTCGGGACAAATTGTCAGGACAATAAGTGTTTCGGGTATGAGTCCTTGGGGATGGAATATAGTTAAGAAAAATGTTTATGTTCCTTTTACAGGTATAACAATTGATAATCCTAATGGTGAGGCCTTTTTTTATCCTATGGGAGGTAATTGGTCTGCAACACCAATTTCTTATGATTATATTTTTTCTGGGGACTCAGAATGCGTACTTCCTGACCCTTATTTTGATGAATACCAATCAATACCTTTTATAATAACGGGTTTTACAAAATCATCAATAAATGATCTTCAAGTTTACGGTAAAACCTCAACATTAACTCAAGGTAAGTTCAAGCCAAATGTGGAGATTAATATTGAAAACAATATAAAAGGTAAATTTTTAGGTGTAATTGACGACAATGTAAATGTTTATACTATAAACGATATAATGTATTATGATTACCCCGATGGAACTACTCTGTTTGTTTTAGAAACATCAGGATTAACATCTCAAGAAATAGTTTGCTCGGCAATTACTAAAGATGAAGTTTTATTAAATGTAATTGATCAACCTCAAGTATATTCAAATGTTTATGTAGAACGAGGTAAAAATTCTGGATTAGAATCAACACAAAGATTAGGTGAGATTGATAATATTGGTGACTTGGAAAAATACGGTTATAAATTTTTTACTATAAAAAAACTTTAAAATAAATATTTATTAAAAAAACTTAGTTCTATGGCGGTTGGTACATACGGTAATATAAGACCTGCGGATTGTTCTCCCGAAGATATGGAGGTGATATTAAATTATACCCCATCAAGAGACGAAACTGATAATTTTGTTCTAACAAGATTAAATTCTTTATCGGTTATTAAACCTTATTTTAATAATAATGAAACAGGAGGATTTCCAAATGTTGAAATATTGGGTGGTCTTTATAATTTAAGATTACCGACAGAACAGTTTAATAGGTTGGGTATCTATACTGTTTATATTAGACCCGTACAAATAAGAACAACGATTTTGGATTGCGGAGTTTTATCTGCCCTACCAAATGTTAGGGGTTTAGTTATAGATCTAAATTCTGTTCCAAGTAACTACAGAAATAAATTTGTTAACCAAGGTTTAGTTGGTTTTAGGATTGAATATCTTAATTCTGATGGTACAAAAATACCAAATTTTTATAGATTAATAACTTCATCTTTTTTTTGTGAACCCGTAGTACAAAATTTAACTAATACTTCATCTAAAGCAATAAGATATAGATATACGGATACAAATACCAATCTTATTTTTTGTACTTTAACACCCTCATCCGCACCGTCTAATAAACCAAACGCAATACCATATATTGGGCAACCAAACCAAAATATCATAGTAACAAATACGTTTTTTAATCCAATATCAATAGACATTGAAATAGTCGATAATGATATTTCAACATTAGCGATAGCGTTATTTGGAAATCAAACCAAATCTATGGAGGATGGAATATATACAATGTATGATAGTAATAATAATATATTCAAACAGTATAACTTATATGAAGTCAGAGATGGGTTTAATAAATTATTATTTGAGGTTAGGGAAGATAGAAACAATAACATAGACTTCAGTAAAAACTTTACGAATATAACTGAATAATGGCGATAAAAAAATATACCTGCCCACCACAAAAACCATCTGGAGAACGCACATTCTCAGATAATTTAGTTGGGTTACAGTTAACCCAAGGAGGCGGGTTAACACAAGGTAATTTTGAATTTACAGAAAGTATTACTGAAAAAAGTAATAGAAATTTTATAACTGGAATATTTTCAGACCCAATAAATTTAGATTCATTGGGAATATTAACAATAAATGAATCGAAAACTATTGTTGAAAATAATTTTAAAGTTTATCCTAACTTTGATTTATCCGAAGTAACAAATTTCACCTTATTTGGTTCTATGGTAAAAAGAATGGAAACATCCATTCAAAAAATAATTAATTATTTTCCAGCCGCAATTGTTTCAACATATTTAGGTTCAAATTACAAAAAAGGACCTACCGCTAATAACATTGTTTATAATCCAATTATGGATGAAACAAGTTTTGAATTAAATGTCTCAAGACTTAGAAATCCTTTTGAAATTGATTTTACAATAAATTCTACAAGAAATTTAAGTTTAAAAGAAATTGAGGTATCTGAATTAAGAAATTTAACGGTAAATTTTGCAAAATATTCTCTCTATCTAAATAATCAAGAATATGTTTTAACTTATTTAATTCCTACTCAATCATTGAGTAGTGGAACTTTAAAAATATATGTTTCAGGTAATCCTTTTTCAGGTTTATCTATATTTTATAGTGATTTGGTTATTAGACCAAACGACGCTGAAGTAAATGTATCCTTTAACGAAAACTTTGATGAGGTTGAAGATTTTTTATTAAATAGAAGTCAAACACCTATTTATACCGCATCTTTTAATGTGCCTAGACAGAATGAGGATGGAACATATTATGTTGGAAAAGATCTTGTTACGTGGCCACTTTATGATGTGTGGAATTTAGATATATTGACCGATAGTTTTGAAAATTATCTCACAAAGATAAATGATATATCTGAAAATTTTGATTCATATAGAACAAATTTAGTTTCAAGGTTTTTAACAACAGGCGCTTTTAAAGATTTTGATACGGAAGATCGTAAAATGGAAAAAGTTTTACAGATTTATGGTCGTAGTTTTGATGAGACTAGAAAATATATAAATGCTTTGGCATATATGAATTCCGTAAACTATAATACCGGAAATGATATCCCATCACAATTATTAAAAAATTTGGCTCAGACATTGGGTTGGAATACAAATATATCTCCAATTACAAATGATGATTTTTTAAATTCAATTTTTGGTAGCGGAAACTATACAAAATCAAATTTTACGGGTGTTGGTAATGCTCCGACACCAGATGAATTAAATATACAATTTTATAAAAATGTTGTTTTAAATGCTTCTTGGCTTTTTAAATCAAAAGGTACAAGAAAATCAATTGAAACTTTAATGAGATTAATTGGTGCGCCAGAATCTTTGGTTGAATTTAATGAGTATGTTTATGTGGCGGATCAAAAAATTAATATGGCCGATTTTAACCAACAGTTTGCAAAAATATCTGGAGGTACATATGCCAAAGAAACACCTGTATTAGATCCTACCGACACTTTTACAATCTATGGTGATGAATTTACAGGGTATACAACCCAAATTACCTATACTGATGTTAGTATAACGATAGATGAATACCCAATTGATAGTCAAGGTTATCCGCAAACTCCACCTGATACTGAAAATTATTTTTTTCAAATAGGTAGTGGTTGGTTTGAACAAACACCAGATCATAGAGCGCCAGAACAACCTGATTTGACTAATAGTGTTTTTACAGGGGCAAATCCAAATTATCAAACTACTCTAATACCATATACATATGGACAGGTTTATTTAGATAGATTTAGAAAGTTGCCATATACTAATTTGGGTTTTGAACTAACGCCAATTGTTGATAACAAAAAAAGTTGGACAAATAGAGATAATGGTTTGAGAGAAAATTATGATGGTAATTTTTATGCAAGATATGAAACTTCTGATGATAGATTAGTTTTAAATGTGAAAAACGTGGATTTATTTATGAATCCTGCACAAGGTTTAGTGTACGATGTTTGGTATATGTCTAAAGAATTTAATTTCCCTATACCTAATCAAGGTTTGAATTATGTGGCACCAACAAATTGTGTACCTAATCCATATTCTGAATATCCAAAAAAAGGTGGGGTAGATTGGACTGAAATAGATCCAAAACCCGCTCAAACAACTTTTTTTGAATTTGCTCAAACTTTTTGGGTTAACATGATTAATGTTAGGAATAGACAATTTGCCGGCAATGGAAAAACAATGGGGTATCCAACTTTAGAATCAATTTACTGGAAATATTTAGAATCACAAAATTTAGCTGGAGTCCAAAACGATAACTTTAACTACAATACAATGATTCAGTATGTTAAAGGTTTAGGCGATTATTGGGTTAGATTAGTTGAACAAATGATTCCCGCTAGTACAATTTGGAATACTGGTGTAAAATATGAAAATTCCGCTTTTCATAGACAAAAATTTGTTTGGAGAAGACAACAAGGGTGCCAATTAGAACCAATACCTTGCACACCTTGTGAAGCCAATGGAGATTTTTTTCCTGATATATGTCCTACCCAATCTGTTGAATGTGAAAGATATCCTGGTACTGGTGATCCCGATATTTTAAATTTTGGTACAATTTTATCAGATTTTGTTACTGATGAAGTGCCAACAGAATTAACAAATTGTGAGTTAGACACCATGACAAGTCAATGGGTTGTTGAAATTGTTTTTGATAATTCTTTAGTTAGTTCTTTTGTTTTCTTTAATGGGGTTGGATTTAATACACCTGATGTAAGTTATCCAAATCAGTCAGACTGGGATTACGGACTATCAAACGCTTTACAATCTTTAAATTCTCTTGGTTTATCTTACTATTACACTATCGACAATAAAGTTGTAATATATAACTTACTATGTTCAGAATCTAAAAGAGGTTTAAATTTTTTAATAAGATTAAAAATAAATTTTGATATATATTGTAATAAATAATGCCAACAATTGATTATATTTTAAATACTACCGGGGATTGTACAAATAATAGTTCTGGCGCTTTTAATATAAATATGTTTGGGGGTAGTCCGGCCTACACATTAATTTGGGAGACTCCAAGTTCATTGGCGGGTACCTTCGAGGATTTTGGTGTCGGGAATAATTCACCTGTCTACGGTTTAGGATCATTATCGGCAGGAACATATAGTTTTTTTGTTAAAGACTCAAGTCCATATAACAACGGGGTATTAGTAACTTTTTATATATCTAGCGGAACTTGCGTTAGTTTTACAAAACAAAATACAATTTGTGGTTTAAATAACGGATCTATAACAGCGCAAACTCAGAATTTTTATAGTAACGCCTCTTTTTACCTATATAATTTAAATGGTTTAGTTAGTTCTGCGGTGAATATATTAAATAACCAATTTATTTTTAATTCACTGAGTGCTGGAACTTATTATGTGATAGCAAATGATGGGGGTGGTTGTACAGGAAAAACAGAATCTTGTGTTATTAAAAGTTCTACCACATTTGATTACGGTTTCTACATAATCGATCAAACACCATGTAATAGTGATCCACCTGGAACTGGATTTGGTAAAGTTTATATAACAGGACTTACAGGATCGGCACCATACACTTATTTGTGGAATAATGGTGAAACAACCAGTTCTTTAATAGATTTAACAAATGGTAGTTATTCAGTTACTGTAACAGATAGTACAGGTTGCGCAGTAACAAAAACCGCTCAAGTTGGACTTGTTTCGCCACCTGGAGTTGGTAGTGTTCAAGTTTTACAACAACCAAGTTGTTTTAATTCAGATGGTCAAGTTAAAGTTATAATAACTGGTGGAACTTCACCATATTATATTTCAGGGTCTACAGGAGAATCTGACACTATTTTAACTAATAATTATACATTTACAAATGTTCCGGCAGGAATATTTTATTTCATGGTTACCGACGCCGGATTGTGTAAATTTATATCTAATGTTACATTATTTTCACCACGTAGTTTCAACATTGTATCAATAAGAACTACTAATTCAAATTGTAATGACTTTGGAGGTAGAATAGATGTAATAATAAATGGCGGAACACCGGTATTTACATATGAATTAACAGACAGTTTAGGAGATACTCAAACTCAAGTTACAAACAGTCCATCCGTTCAATTCAATAATCTTACAAGTGGAATTTATACACTTACGATATCCGATGCTGGAGGATGTGATTATACAAACACTTACGTAATTAATAATACACCACTTTTTAATCTTGAATTATATACCACTGGGACAACATGTGGTCAAGAAAATGGGGCGGTAAAATTAGAAGTTTCAGGTACATCAGGGCCTTTTCAATATCAACTAACAGGCGAAAATATCATTACAGGTTCTTTTAGTTCTTATACGTATACCGGATTAAGTTATGGTACATATACCGCTAGTGTTACTGAATTATCATCAGGTAATAGATGTAATGTTAGTGAAAATGTTTTGGTTGCGTCATCAACAACAGTAGGTTTTGAATTATACCCTATTGATACAGTATTAGGTAGTGATGGCGAAATATGGGTATTTGTTACCGCAGGTACTCCAACATTTACTTATAATTGGTCATCTAATGTTAATGGACAAACATCTAGTCATGTTACAGGATTAACCGCCGGAACATATTCATTAACTGTAACAGACATTTCTGGTTGTAGCCAAACAGGTACTGTTATAATAGGTGGAAAAAACAGGTATACCAGCACAAATTATTTTATAAGTTGTGAAAATACATTTACTGAAAGTGGGGTTATACAAAAAGGGCCTCAACAAATGTTATTGGAGGGATATAAAGATTTAACTAGCGGTGACACAAACTGTATTTTAAATTTTGCAATTTTTACATTAGAAACTATTGTAAGTGGTGAAAGTAAAACTTCTGAATTTTTTACGGCAAATACATTGTCAGAATACCCTACAGAATTTCAATTAATAAATGAAGTTACGAGTTTAATAGAATCATACGATTATATTGATGAAGTAAAAATTGATCTTATAAATAACACAATAAATATTAAAACAGATTGTAATCCTAATTTTCCTCTTTCTGATGTTGGTGTTGAAGTAGATTTATCAATAGATTATGACATATCTTGTGAAAGTTGTGGATTTATTGGTGGAATTATTTTAAATAGTTTTGATATCGAGTGTGATTGTGATGACGGTGGTTGTATAAGAGGAAATTTTGAATATAGTGCTATTACCAATTATTCAGTAACAGGAGGAAGTGGATCTTACATGTTAATGTATTCAGGCGCTTCAGGATGGTTTAATTTATATCCATTTGCGGGATTATCACCAAACGGAACAACAACCACAACAATTCCAAATATACTAAATGGAACTAATTTAAATGACACATATAATTTTAAAATTATTGATACTGTATATGGTTATGAGTCAAATGTAATATCAGATAATGTAATAGGTTGTATTTCATTTATTACTTTGTGGAGAACATCTAATACTGATGGAACATCAACAGTAAGTGGTGATTTACAATTACCTTTGATAAGTACTGGTACGTATAACTTTACTGTTTATTGGGGTGATGGAAATAGTGATACTATTACAACGTGGAACGATCCATTAACATTACACACATATGCCTCTCCTGATGATTATATAGTTAAAATTGTTGGTCAGATAGAAGGTTTCAAATTCTCAGGTAGTTCAAATAATGATAAAGTTAAATTATTACATGTTAACAGATGGGGTCAAGTTTTATTGGGTAATGATGGGGCTTATTTCAAGGGGGCTAATAACCTAACATTATCAGGTACTGTTGATTATCCTTCATTATCAGGAACAACCAATCTTGATGAAATGTTTATGAATTGTACTAGTTTAGTCACAATAAATAACCCAAGTTTATGGGATTTAAGTAATGTAACTAGTATGAATGATATGTTTAGAGGAGCAACATCCTTTAATCAAAATATAAATTCTTGGAATATTTCAGGAGTTACAGGAATGTCTGGCACATTCAGATCCGCAACTTCGTTTAACCAACCTTTGAATAGTTGGGACACATTTAATGTAATTAATTTAGATGAAACATTTAGAGATGCCAGTTCTTTTAATAAAAATATAAATTCTTGGAATATTTCAGGAGTTACAACTATGGTAGGAACATTCCAATCGGCTATAGACTTTAATCAACCTTTAAGTGGTTGGAATGTTTCAAATGTAACTGATATGAGTAGAACATTCTTTGGTGCAGAAGACTTTGATCAATCAATTAACAATTGGAACGTGTCAAATGTTACCACAATGTACAGAATGTTCAGAGCGGCAACATCATTTAATCAACCATTAAATTCATGGCACAATAAAACCTCTGGTGTAACAAACATGAATGAAATGTTTACAGGGGCAAAGGTATTTAACCAAGCAATAGGATTTTGGAATACGTCAAATGTAACAGGTATGAGTCAAATGTTCTTTAGTGCGGAGGATTTTGATCAAAATCTTAATTTATGGATAACATCTGCGGTTACAGATATGGACGGTATGTTTAGAAATACTCCATTTAATCAACCATTAAATAATTGGGATGTTTCGAACGTCACCGATATGAGTTATATGTTCTATAGTGCTCAGTTATTTGATCAAAATATTAATTCGTGGTCTACTTCGGCGGTTACGGATATGAGTTATATGTTTGTAAGTGCTGGAACATTTAATCAACCATTAAATAGTTGGGATGTTTCAAATGTTACGGATATGAGTTATATGTTTGAAAGTGCTAAATTATTTAATCAACCATTAAATAGTTGGGATGTGTCTAGTGTTACTTCATTTGAAGAAATGTTCAGAAATGCTGAGGATTTTGATCAAGATATAGGTTCTTGGATTATAAATAATATTGCATCGACAAGTTTTTATGGTATGTTTATATCCGCAGCAACATTTAATAATGGAGGTAGTCCATCAATAAGTGGTTGGTCAGTCTCAGCAATAACATCGCCAAATATGAGTTATATGTTCTCAGCATCAACACAATTCAATCAAGATTTAAGTAATTGGTGTGTTGTAAATATTCCAACTAAACCTATCGGATTTGACACAGGTACGAATAATTGGGCTGGTGGAACATCGACTAGACCACAATGGGGTAATCCTTGTTAATTTTTTTTTGAAATAATTACTTTTAAAAAAAAACATTTATAATATAAAAAAATAACTATTAAATAATGAGTAAAATCTTCATACAAATAGCATCTTATAGAGATCCAGAATTAATTAAAACAATAAAAAGCGCAATAGATAACGCTAAAAGACCAAAAAATTTAATCTTTGGTATTGCAAGACAATATCATCCAGAAGATGGTTTTGATAATTTAGATGAATATAAAGGAGATAAAAGATTTAGAATTTTAGATATAATCTATACAGATTCAAAAGGAGTTTGTTGGGCTAGAAATCAAGTTCAACAGTTATATGAAGGTGAAGAATACACACTCCAAATTGACTCTCACATGAGGTTTGAAAAAAATTGGGATGAAGAGATGATTAAGATGGTAAAACAACTACAGAAAAAAGGTTATAAAAAACCTTTATTAACTGGATATGTTTCTTCATTTGATCCTGATAACGATCCTGCTGGAAGGGTTAAAGAACCTTGGAGAATGGTTTTTGATAGATTTATTCCTGAATCACCCGTTTTCTTTTTACCTGAAACAATTCCAAATTGGAATAAGTTAAAAGAACCAATACCCGCAAGATTCTATTCAGCTCATTATTGTTTTACATTGGGAGAATTTGCCAAAGAAGTACAACATAATCCTGAATATTATTTTCATGGTGAGGAAATTTCAATTGCGGTTAGGGCTTATACCCACGGATATGATTTGTTCCATCCACATAAAGTTCTTATTTGGCATGAATATACAAGAAAAGGAAGAACAAAACAGTGGGACGATGACAAACAATGGGTTGAGAAAAATAATAAATCACATCTTTTAAATAGACAATTATTTGGTATGGATGGTGAAGAACAAAAAGGTCATGATGGTCCTTATGGATTTGGTACTGAAAGAACTTTGAGAGATTATGAAAAATATGCCGGTCTTCTTTTTTCAAAAAGAGCAATACAAAAACATACTTTAGATAAACAATATCCACCAAATCCTGTTATTGAAGATGAAGAAGAATGGTTAAATAGTTTTACATCAATATTTAAACATTGTATTGACATATACAAACAACAAGTACCTGAGCAAGATTATGATTTTTGGGTTGTTGCATTTCACGATAAAAATGATGAAACGTTATATAGAAAAGATGCGGATAAAAATGAAATTGCAAGTATGATGAGAGATCCTGACGGATATTGTAAGGTTTGGAGAGAATTCCAAACTGTTGAAAAACCAAAGTATTGGGTTGTATGGCCATATTCTGAATCTAAGGGATGGTGTGAGAGAATAACCGGAAATCTATAATTATTGATTCAATATGAAAACTTTAATAATAACCTCAATATATAATAATTTATGGGGGACTAAATTCGGAGGTAGACCTAGTAGGGAGGCTCATTATAAATTAAGTTTATTAAATATATTAAATTTAGAAGCATATAAATTTATATGTTTCACTTCACCTGAAGAATTATCAAACCTTGAAAATTTTTATTATGAGGAGCATAATATCTCTAGAGATATATTAGAATTGATACCATTCAATTTAGAAGATTCTAAATACTATGATAAAATTGATTTAATAAAAGATTATGAGTGGATTAAAACTATTGATAGATGTCATGAAATTCAATATAACAAATTTTTTTGGTTAGAAAATATAGATAACTTATCAGACTACGAAAAAGTTTATTGGTTTGATGCCGGACTATCACACGGAGGTTTATTTCCCGAAGAATATTCATTCGGAGATTCTTACATAAAACACTACAACTTCAACTTATTCAACAAAAAATATTTGGAACATATAAATAAACTCACAGACGACGGTAAATTTTTAATTGTTTCTAAGAATAATACTGGAAGATTTTATTGGAGTCAAACAGTACCTCCAAAATATTATAACGAATATAATAACACCAAACATATTATAGGTGGTTTTTTTGGTGGTGATTTAAATTCATTTATCAAAATAAAAAATAAATTTGATGATTTACTTACAACTTTGTTGGAAAATGAAAAATATTTATATTATGAAGAGTTAATAATGTCTTGTTTATATCAGAACAATTTAGAAGATTTTATAACATTAGAATTTGACGATTGGTATGACAGAGATAATTCGTCAAATTTGGGTGAAAAAACAATTTTCTTTTATAATATATTTGAGATAGAAAAAAAACCAAAAACTTGTGTTTCTACTATCAGTATAGAAATAAATGAAAATAGTACAAGATATACTGACAACGCTAAAAATTTGATTGAAACTTATTTGAACTTTACAGATTTTGATATTTTGTTAATCACAAACAAAGTTGATAGGTTCAGTCAATTTACATCTAATAGAGTTAAAATTTTTGATTACGAAAAAAACTTCGATGAACCGATAATATCCGCAAACAAATTCAACATGCACTTGAAAAGATATCCTATAAAACTTGCTTCATATATGAAATACGATTATGTGTATTTTCACGACTGTGACTGTTTTATAGATGGGTGGGACAGGTTGAGTTATGAAAAAAAATGTAGAGAAGATTTTGACGTTGCATTTGTTTCTCACGCCAACCCACAACTCGGAGGATTGAGAACTACATATAAACATTTCCAAGACAAAATCAATTTAGAATTCGTTGGTCTTTATACTGAAGAAATGGACTTAGCCCCAAATCCTGCCGAAACAAGGGTACTTTTTAAAAATAATGAAAAATTACAAAATTTTATTTCTTTTTGGGATAAAATTTCCGAACAAAACAAAAACTTTTTCACGTATCACGATGGTCTTTATTTTGGAACATCATCGATTTACGCTAAAATGAAAATGATTGGTATCACACCTAACGAAAATTTTACAAAATATTGTAAAATTAGTCACGAAGACAGAGTTTTGGATTATTTTGGAAATACAGTGACCCAAGAAATAATAACAGATTTTAAAATTTTGGAACCAAGTGAAGATGAAATAATCGAAGAGGTTATTGGTAGTTTTGTTTACAATGATTTGTATGTTTTACAAATGTCAAATGTTAAAGAAAATCTTAAAACATTATTCGAAAAGGTTAAACCAATAAGGATTGTTGAGATTGGGACTGAATACGGGGGATTGACGTTAATTATATCCGATATATTAAACGAATTAAATTTAACTGAAAGTAAAGTTAGGAGTTATGATATAAAAGACTGTCAAAATTTGAACAAAAATTCTAACTTACCTGATAATATAGAATTCTTTTGTGAAAATATTTTCGAGAGCGATAAATTTAAATTAACTGAAAAATCTAAAGAAACCCTAAATGATTTTTTAAATACTGAAGGTGTTAATATTTTTATGTGTGACGGCGGTAATCAAGTAAAAGAATTCAAATCATTAGCTCCGATTTGTAAAAAGGGGGACATAATAATGGTTCACGATTATATAGAAAATTCAGACATTTTTGAAAAAGAATTCAAAAATAAAAAATGGAATTGGAATGAAATACAACTCAAAGACATTCAAGACATTATTGAATATTTGGATTTTGAAAAATTTGAATATGATAATATGTGTGAAGTAGTTTGGGGTTGTTTTATAAAAAAATAATTAAACAAATGAATAAAACAACATTAGTAACAGGACTTTGGGATATTGGTAGAGACCAATTACAAGACGGATGGTCAAGAAACTTCCAACACTATTTAAATAAATTAGAAGACCTTTTGAAGTTAGATAATAATCTAATAATTTTTGGTGATGAAACACTTAAAAACTTTGTGTTTGAAAGAAGGTCTGTTAATAACACGCAATTTATAACAAGAGATTCATCTTGGTTTAAAAATAATGATTATTATCAATTAATACAGAAAATCAGAACCAACCCTGATTGGTTTAACCAAGTCGGATGGTTATCTGAATCAACACAAGCAAAACTTGAGATGTATAATCCGCTTGTTATGTCCAAAATGTTTTTGTTACACGATGCAATGATTTTGGATAAATTTGATTCAGAATATATGTTTTGGATTGATGCCGGTATAACAAATACAGTGCATCCTGGTTATTTTACACATGATAAAGTTTTAGATAAATTACCTAAATATGTTAAAAATTTTCATTTCATAAGTTTCCCATATGAAACAACAAGTGAAATACATGGTTTCAAATATGATGAAATAAAAAAATATTGTAATTCAGATAAAGTTAATAAAGTTTCAAGAGCAGGTTTTTTTGGAGGAAAAAAAGGTTCATTAGGTGAGATAAATACAATTTATTATTCGTTAATGATGGACACATTAAATAATGGGTTAATGGGTACTGAGGAAAGTTTATTTACAATCATGACTTACCGAAATCCTGAATTAATAACTTATTCTTTAATTGATGACAATGGTTTAATATGGAAGTTTTTTGAAGATTTAAAAAATGATGATGTAAAAGTGTTAACCGAAGAAATTAAAGTTATCAAGAATGAAATTCAAAATGAAAACGAATCGTTATACTTGATAAAAGTTAAAGATTCCCAACAGTTTGAGAATTTGGTAAAAACACTATCTGAGAATAATCCAGATTTCTTAAAAAGTACTGAAACATATCTTATTAACAATTCGGTAGAAAATCAAAACGATGAAGATTATAAAAAAGTATGTAATGTAAATAAAATCAAATATTCGACATATAAAGATAATGAAACTGTTACTAATTTTTTTGAGGAATTAAAAAAATTAAAATCACTTAATACCTCAAAAGTTGGTTTATATGTTATAACATTTAACTCACCAAATCAGTTTGAAACTTTAATTAAAAGTATGTTAGAGTACGATTCTGATTTTATTAATAAACCAAGAAAATTTTTATTAGATAATTCAACCGATTTATCAACAACTCCGAGATATATTGAGTTATGTAATGAGTATAACTTTGAACACATTAAAAAAGATAACATTGGGATTACGGGTGGTAGAGTATTTGTTGCTGAACATTTCAATGAAACTGATTTAGATTATTATTGGTTTTGGGAAGATGATATGGCTCTATATCCAAAAAAAGATGAAGTTTGTAAAAACGGATTTAACAGATACGTTGATAGTTTATATCAAAAATCTATGGAGATTATTAAAAAAGAAAATTTTGATTTTTTAAAAATTTGTTTTACAGAATTTTATGGATCTAATGATGTGCAATTCTCTTGGTATAATGTGCCGCAAGAATTTCGGCAAAAACATTGGCCTGAAAAATCTAAATTACCTGTACAAGGTTTAGATCCAAATTCACCTAGAACAAAGTTTGATGAGATTCATATACATAAAGGATTACCATATATAACTGGTGAGGTCTATTTATCAAACTGGCCTATAGTATTAAGCAAAGAAGGTAATTACAAATGTTATTTAGAAACAAAATGGGCTAGACCATTCGAACAAACTTTAATGAGTTATTGTTTCCAAGAAACAATAAAAGGTAGAATTAAACCAAGTATTTTATTATTAACACCAATAGAACACAATCGCTTTGAACACTATTCAGCGGAATTAAGAAGAGAAAATTAATATAATATTTTATTAGTTTTTATTTTATCAAAATCAAGTATTTATATGTAAAAATATTTAATGAATTTTGATATCAAGAAAAACGCCACGTTACCACTCCTTAAAATTCAGGTGGTACGTGATGGGAGAAGTGATTATAACAAATTAATGGACTTGATTGAAGTTTCAGCTCTATTTTTTTCAATGGTAGATATCGAAACAGGAATCCCAAAGATAACTTCTCGTCCTGCGGGTTTTGTTGAAAAAACATTTGATGATCCAAATGCGGAACCTGAATATTATATTTATTATCAATTTACAAATAGAGATACCAGTAAGGTAGGTAGATATGAAGGCCAATTTTTAATTAAGAGTGATGAAGGTAATTTAATCATACCTATAAGAGAAAAACTTTATATAAATGTTCAAGAATCATTTATTGCAGATGAACTTGAATATGAAACATGTTATGTTTCAGGATTCCCATGTTGTGTTAATCCTCCACCTAAAATACCTCCAACACCTACTGTTACGCCTACTGTTACACCAACACCTACCGTAACAACAACCAATACTCCAACTGAAACAGTAACACCTACCGAAACACCTACTCAAACACCAACACCTACTAATACCGAAACACCTACTCAAACACCAACTGTTACACCAACACCAACATTGGCTTTAGAACCTGGTGGGTTATTAGGTTTATGGTTGGCGGAATCCCCAATAACATTACCATATGTTTCAGGTGGTACTTACACCGGAACAATTTATTGGGGTGATGGTTCTATATCGGCCAATACATATGAAAATAGAACGCATGATTATGCGGTATCTGGGGTATATCAAATTTATATACTTGGTGACATTGAAGGATTTAGTTTTAGTGAAAATCCTGATTATAAAGACAATTTATTAGAAATTAAAAGTTGGGGTAAATTAAGAGGATTAAACAATTCAAATGAATACATGTTTGAAGGTTGTACAAATCTTAGTTTATCAGCGACCACAGATACATTAATATTGACAGGTATAACGAGTCTCGAAGGAATGTTTAAAGATTGTTCTTCAATAGGTGTTATATTCAATGGTGAAAATTGGGACTTATCTGATGTACAAAATATGAGTTATATGTTTAATGGTGCAAGTCAATTTAACCAAGATATTGGAAATTGGAATGTATCAGGTGTTACTGATATGTTGGGATTATTTGAATCTTCATCTAACTTTAATAATGGTGGAAATTCTTCTATTAATAATTGGGATGTTTCAAATTGTCAAGTTATGACAAATATGTTTGCATATGCTTCATCATTTAATCAAGATATTAGTAGTTGGGTTGTATCAAATGTTACAGATATGGGAGGTATGTTTATAGAAGCCACCGAATTTAATCAAAATATTGGAAGTTGGGATATCTCATCTGTTAATAATTTACAATACATATTTAATGGCGCAATCTCATTTAACAATGGTGGAAATTCTTCTATTAATAATTGGGACATTTCAAATGTAACTGATATTAGTTATGTTTTCAGTGATTCGGCATTTAACCAACCTTTAAATTCTTGGAACACGTCAAATATTATTAATATGGAAGGGGTATTCTTTTCTAACGAATCATTCAATCAAGATATTAGTAGTTGGGATATTTCTTCGGTTATAAGTTTAAATAACATGTTTAATGGGGCAATCTCATTTAACAATGGTGGAAATTCTTCTATTGGAAATTGGAACGTAACAAATGTGGTTGATTTAAGTTACACTTTT